GGGGTCGATGTTGGCGGCCATGTCCTGCCGGGTGGCGCCGGTGAGCCGGGCCACGCCCTGGATGCCAATCGCGCCGTCGAGTTCTAGCGATTGCACCAGGCGGAAGTGTTCGCGCGCGGGCTTCACCCGCGACACTTCGCGGATGATGGCCTCGGCGAAGGCGGCGGTGGCGCGGCGGCCGCCGGGAGCCACGCCGTTGCCGGCGATCGGCAGGCGAACCTCGAAGGTGTGCGGATCCGCGCGCGGCGTCGCCTGGTGCCACTCCGTCAGTTCGAGCAGCTGGTCGAACCGGGCCAGCACGGTCTCGACCGAAGCGCGGGTGCCTTTGATCCGGTGCAGCTCGATCGAGCCGGCGACCGCGGCACGCTTCTCGGCCTCCGTCCACTCCGCATCCCAGCTATCGACCGATAGCCCCCAGGCGAGCCATGGCAGCCACCGTGCCGGGATGCGGTGCGGATCCAACAGCGTTTCGATCGGGTACGGCACGCCACCGATGCGCGCGGTCGCTGATTCAACCGCACGTTCGAGCCGGGTAGCGTTGGGAGGCAGGAGGCTATGCGTCATAGCCGCCATGCGCGATGGTGATGCCGGTGCACCACGCCGCCTGGGTGGCATCGCAAACGACGTCGGCGAGTGGCGACGCAAGCACGACGCGCTGCACGCCGGGGACGGTGAGCGCCGCGTAGAGGCCCGACATGGTCACGTCGCGGCCCAGCAGCCGGCATTCGGCAAGGTAGGCGTCCAGCTGGGCGCGGGCGGCGGTCAGCACCAGCGAGCGGTCGGGACCGGCGAAGGTGTAGAGCGTCGCGTCGACCGCGAAGTTGCGGATCTCGGCGCTGGCGACGGTGACCAGGTCGCCGAGCGGACGAACCTCGCGCGCGTTCACGCGCTCGCGGACGGCATCGAGCAGGGCGGGCGGGGCGGTGCCGTCGCCATCGCGCGCCAGCACCGTGACCCGCACTTCGCCCGGTGCCGGCGAAACCGCGCTGGCGTCGAGCACGCCGGCGTCGGCCGACTTGGCATGGAAGACATAGGCCAGCTCGGGGCCAGCAACCGAGAAGCCCTCGGGGCCAAGCACGGCGCGCTGGCGCAGGGCGTCGTCGTCTTCGTTGTCCGTCAGCCGGGCGACGCCGACCAAAGCGGCGAGTTGATCTAGGTTAGACCCGGTGGCGTATGCCAGCATCAGCTGGCGGGCAGCGTCGTTGAAGCCCTGGCGCAGCAGCAGCTCGCGGTAGGCGACCACCTGCAGGAGCTTCACCACCGGGTCGCTTTCGACCAGCGCGTCGAAGCCGGGCAGCAGCGGGCGCAGGGTCGCGATCAGCTCGGCGAGGATCTGCTCGAACGTCAGCTGCTCCACGATCGTCGGCGCCGGCAGGCGCGACAGGTCGATGGCGTTGGAACTGGTGGCGGAGGCGGTGGACATCGCCGGCCATGTCGGCGGCGGGTGGCAGCAGCGGCTAGGGGGCTGCAATCGTAGAGACGCACTCTACGATTGCGAGGACCGGGCTACTTGTCGAACATGCCGGATCAGATACCTTGCAGCATGTTTTCGAACCGCGCAGTCAACGGTCTTGCCTCCATGGTCGCGGGTGGCAGCCCAAATAACCCGGATCCGCTCTTCGTTTACCGAAGCGCTTGGAAGCTCACCGAGTTTTTCCAAGATTGTGGGCACGATGCTTCTTTCGATAATGGTAGCCGGATTCCCTGGGCGGCAGATCAGATCAGGGTAATCCTTGCCGACCCTGCGCCGTTGAATACCCTCCCAAAGCGCTTCGCTGTCCTCATCCGCAATCTGATGTTGACGGACGACACTACCGAGGGCGGCAATCGCGGCCGACCCGAAGCCCTCGCAAAACTAAACCGGTTTCTTCGACCCGAGGGGTACGAGGCGTTCTATGGCGACGATGAGTGTTGTTATCTCAGAAATGTGAAGACGTCCGTGGTGTCTGCAACGGACATCGGCCGTCGAGCGATGACGGAAAAGGAACGGGAGCGGGAGTCGCTGCTAAGAGCCTATCTCGACGTGTGCTCAGAAGACGACCTGATCGAGAAAATACTCGAACCACTCTTTAGGCAGCTTGGCTTCCAAAGGATTAGCGTGCCCGGCCATCCCAATATGCTGGAGTTTGGCAAAGACATGTGGATGCGTCTACGTCTGCCCACTGGGCACAGTATCTTTTTTGCCGTGCAGGTTAAGAAGGGAACGGTTGATGCCAAAGGTAAGACACGAGGTGAGAATGCTAATGCCGCGGAGTTATTAAACCAAGCAGAAATGGCGTTACGGCATCCGGTGCACGATCCTGAAACAAACAAGCAAGTACTGGTTGACCATGTATATCTTGTGGCGGGCGGCACCATAACGCAGCCTGCGCGCATGCTGATCGTAGGCGAGTTGGACCGGCAAAGCCGTCGTCACATTATTTTCATGGATCGTGTTGAAATACTCGATCTATTTTCAACGAGTACCATCCCGCTTCCGGATGAAGCCGTTCGAAAGTCGCCGGAGTCTTTCGGTGACTGGATGGACGATGTTACGTTTTAATCAAGCAGGGCAGATTGAGAGCTCAAACGCCGTCGACCAAGGACGCAAGCAGCGCGTCCAGGACCATCATGCGGTCTGCCTCGCTGAAGCCAAGCAGGGTACGACGGGCATAGCGCACCGGCTTCGCCTTGGCGGACGGCTTGTCGACCTGCCCGTGCTGGTGGATGCCGGCGACGCGTGCGGCCTGGCCGGTGAAGCCGACCCAAGCCTCGGTATCGCTGGCGTCGGCGCGCAGATACCGGGCGGATGCCAGCTTACGGAACATCGCGGCACGGCGGATGTGCCCTTTGCGGCGCAGCTTGCCGGCGCCGGCGTTCTGCATGCCGGGCTCCAGCGGCAGGTAGCGATCGACCTTATCGCGGTGGAAGGAGCGGATGCCGCCCGCCTCGATGTCGAAACCGGTCATCAGCAGGCCATCCCAGACCCAACTCTTCATGAGGACTTCGCGCGGGTTCGGGTCGCCCTTGGGGTAGAGGAAGCGCACCGTGTAGGCGCCGCGCGTGGGTTCCGGACGCTTCCGGCGCGGGGCGAACGGGGCTCCGTCCGGATCCTGCTGACGCCCGATGCGCGCGCGCTGGCTGGCCTGCACCTTCTTTGCCACCGACCGCAGCAGCCGGCGGCGCGCGTTCGCGTCGACGTTGCGCAGCAGTGCGCCGGCCAGCTTCTCGATCTCGATCAGGTCGTCGCTCATGGCGTCGGGTCGTTCGCCTCGGCGATTAGCGCTTCGACCAGCGAGACACCGCAGACGCCGGGGAAGGCATCCGCGATGTCCGGCTCGTCCAGATGCCGTGTCGACCATTCCCGCGCGCCGGTGCGGTCGACCAGGACGTTCTCGGTCAGCTCGATGTTGATCGAGACGTCGGCGCTGGTTGCGTCGAGCAGTTCCGATTCAAACTCGAAGGGCTTGTAGGGCGGCTTGTCGAGCAGGTCCGGCTGCTGCTCTGCGATCCAGGCGAGGACCGGCACCATGAGCGCATCCACCTCTCCGGTATAGCCCTCGACCACAACGTTGAGCGTATAGCCGTAGGTGAAGGCGAGGTTGCGGCCACGACGGCAGGTGACCCCGCCGCGGTCGATGAACAGCTGCAGCTTCTCGGGCTGATCCTTCAGCGCGGTGGCAAGCAGGAGGCGGCGCAACCCCTCGGGCTTCTTCACCGGCATGCCTCCGGATCGTGCCAGCGGATCAGGCGCACCAGCTGGTCGCCACGGTCGCGCAGCGCGCGCGCCATGCGGATCGCGGCCAAGCGGACGCCGGCGGGCATGGTCGCCTGGGCATCGGTCGGGAAGCCGGCGGGCTGCTCCGGGCAGCGCAGCAGCTCGGCCGGCGGCGTGTCGCGGATCTCCACCGCGACCGGCACCGGCCTTTCCACCGGCACTTCAACGGCTCGGTGCGCGCAGCCCGGCAACGTCGTTAAGAGCAGCGAACCAAGCATGATCGACGCGACCCGTGCCGTCCGGCTGTGCTTCGACTTCGGCATTTGCGATCTCCATTCGTTCGGTAGCGGCCTTGGCGGCTTCGGCCGCGACACGGGCGAGGCGGGCGTCGGCGAGCAGCTTGCCGTCGTGTTCGAGCATGGCGCGCGCCAGGCGCTCGGCGGTGGCGCGGTCGGTCTCGCCCTTGAAGGCGACGGCGAGGTTGATGGCGGTGCGGCAGCGCTGGCCATCGGCGAAGGTGACGGTCACCGGCTTGCCCGACGTATCGGCGCGCTGCTCGCTGCCGCCGGCATAGGGGGCGCCGGCACCGGCGCAGGTGACATCGATCCATTGCGCATAGCGGTCGCGGGCTCGGTCGGCCTCGGCCCACTGGACGTAGATCCATGCGGCGGCGGCGCCGAGCGCGAGCAGGGTAAGCCATTCGCGGGCGCGGGCGAGCTTGGTGAGAGCGGCTGCGATCATCACGGATCCTTTCGGGGGGTGAAGCCGCGCAGGCAGATCGCGCGCTCGCGCTCGCGGCGGTTAACCAGGCCCTGCACGACACGGCCGCCGGCCTTGTTCCACATGACCAGGGCGTTGCAGCCTTCGGTCCAGCGCTTGGCGCGGAAGTGGCGCGCTGCGGTGGATGCGCAGAACGTCGGCCCGCCGATGTTGTAGGCGAGGGACACGGCCGCCGGTGCCTCGCGGTCACGGCCGTAGAGCTGGGGCACGCAGGCGATGACTTCCTCGGCATGCGCGATCAGCTCGCGCTCCAGCATCGCGGTGCACTGCGCCTCGGTATAGCGCTGGCCGATCCGAATGCCCTTGGTGATGCCGTCGCAGGCGGTGGGCACGCGGACGATGTCGAGATAGGCGTCGAGGTACTGGCGGCCGGCGACGTGGCGGATCTGCACGTCGCCGGTGGTCGCCACCGCTGCCTCCACGGTGCGCCCGCTTTCGAAGGCGGGGGTCACGGTGAACAGCGCGACGGCGCCGAGCGCGGTGCCGATCACGCCGGCAAGGGTGCGGCGCTTGGCCGCCGGCGCGGGGGTGCGCGTGTCGGTCACGGCTTGTCCTTTCGAGCGGGGAAGAAGCGGTCGCGGATCATGGCGGGCAGGCCGGCGATCACGTCGGCGGCGCTGGCGATGAATCGCGGCGTGGACTTGAAGGCGACCATGCCGGCGCTGAAGCCGATGCCCTGCAGCACGAATGGGTCGAAGGCGTAGACCGCGCCGATCCAGCGCTGGGCGAACCAGCTGATGGTGGTGCCGGCTGCGAACTGGATGCAGCGCTCCGACCAGGTCAGCCCCTTCTCGTGCGCGAGGCTGACCGCGGCGCCGAGCGCGCCGGGCGACAGGCCCGCGAGGAAGGTCAGGAAGGAGTCGAGGATGTCGGGCAGCTTGGACATGGTCAGTCCCAGAAATCGAGGAGCTGGCGCTCGACCGGCGCGGCCTGCGCGGCGGGCGGGACGATGACGGCGGTGCCGGTCGGCAGGATCGCGCCCAGGGCGGCGAGGCCGGGGTTGGCGGCGAGGACGGTGCCCAGCGCTTCCGGCCCGAGCGCCCGCTCGCGGTGCAAGAGCTGGTCAAGGGTGTCGCCCTGGCGCGCGTGGACGGTGTCGGCCATCAGATCAGCTCGACCGTGGTGCGGGTGCTGCCGAGAATGTCGCGGATCGCGTGGACGGCATCGCGGCGCAGCTCGCCGATGGACAGATCGAGCGCGGAAGCATCGCGATCGCCTGCGGCGGTGGTGTCGAGATCCCGGTGGCGCTCGATCAGTTCGAGCTTGGTCAGCGCGCCGACCGCGCGACGGAAGGAGATGACCAGGCGGCTTTCCCCGTCGAACTTGCGCGCCGGCACGTCGGCGAGCGAGGCATAGCCGGCAGCCGTCTGCCGCATCGCCCAGACACCGAGCTGGTTGTCCACGGAGATCAGCGCCTCAAGGATGGCGGCGCGCAGCCGTTCGGGTGTGACCTTGGCAACGTCGCCCAGGCGATGTTCGCGGCGCAGCTGCGCGGGATCGATGGCGGGGTACCATTCGTCGTCGATGACCGTCTCGACGGTGTGGACGGGCTCCGGAACCACCGAAGCGATGCAGCCGAAGCCGTTCATGCCAGCAACCGGGCGTTGACGGTGGAGATGGGCGGCATCGTAGATCCTCGAAAGAAACGGGGGTGGGGATCGGAGGATCGCGGCCCTCAGCCCGAAGGCCCTCCCGCGTCTTGCGATCCGCCCCCGAGCGCCGGGGGGCGAGCTGGTTAGCCGGCAGTGCCGGCAGTGCCGGCGGAATCGGGTTGCGGCGTCGCGGCCCGAATGGCCTTCTCGACGCTGCGGATGGTGGTCTTCACGCCGACGCGGTCGTTGAGCTTCTGCGCTTCCTGCAGCGCCGCAAGCGCCTGGCGTAGGAGCGGCAGCGCCACAGTGCCTGCCTCGGCCGCGGCGCGTGCGGTACGGTCCAGCTCGCAGCCGATCGCCTTGAACAGCTTGGCGCGCACCGGGTCGTGCATGTCGATTGCGACGGTGAGTTCGTCTACGCGCTCCAGCACGGTGAGGTCGAAGGGTTCGCCGGAGGCCTGTGCCTTGATTGCGGCCTCGGCGACTTCCTCAACGATCAGCGTCGCAGCGTCCCGTTCGTAACGCTGGGGCATCGGCACGTTGTGGCGCAGGACATGCTCGATCAGCGGCATGGCGCCGGCGAAATCGCCCACGTCGATCCGCCAGACCATGATGGTCGGCAGCACGTCGCCGGATGCACCGGCACCAGCCTTGGTCGCACCGGTAAGCAGCCCTTCGACCCAGGCGTCATATTCCGGCAGCATCTCGCGCTTGGCGGCGATCTTCAGCGAGATCGCCTTGATCTGCTTGAGCCGGCGGAGATCGTGCGCGAGGCGCATCGCGATCTGGGCAGCGGCGGTCGACGCGGCGCGGTCGAGGGAAGGGGGCGCCACCGCTGGCAATGCGGCGGTGGCGGTACCGCCCCCATGCGGAAGGGTCGCGGCTTGTGCGGCCAGGATGCGTGCCTGGTGGCGTCGAGCGAGGCTCATTGCGACTTTCCGAATGGGAGCGGATCAGGTGCGGGCGAAGCGGCCGATCAGGCGGCCGGCTTCTTGCCCAGGACGATATTCTCGACGAGCGCGGTCATGCCGTAGTCCTCGACCACGTAGCTTTCGTTCACCGACTGATAGTCGGCGATCTGCTCGTAATCGGGCTCGTCGCGCAGCTGGCGGCGGCGGCTGCCCTCCTGCACATAGATGGACAGGTTATCGAGCCGGGTGACCAGCAGCGCGTCGGCGGGGAAGAACGGCACCATGACCGCGGTCTTGCCACCCAGCTGCTTGGGCAGGGTCAGGATGCGGTTGCGCGCCTCCACCTCAGTCGGGGTGTTGCCCGCGGTGTTGATGAAGTTCGAGAAGTGAGCATGGACCAGGTCGCGGCCAACGATCACGACCAGGTCGGTGTCGTCGCGGTTCCATTCGTCGAGCAGCTCGGTCGCGGCGTACACCAGCGCGTCGACGTTGGCGAAGTCCGCATTCGCCTCGTCTGCGTTGCTGCCATCGGAGTTGACCAGCACGACGTCCTCGCCAGCAGCAACGTAGATCGCCTTCGTCGCCCCCGTCGTCAGGTCGCCGTCGGACAGCACATGTTCCGGCGCGAAGGTGCGGATCTTGTAGAGCCAACCATAGTTGACGTCCTGCAGCAGCGGGAACGCCTCCAGGTCGGTGTTCTCGGCGCAGGCGACGCCGTTCCAACCGATCATGATGCGGTCGCGGCCATGCTGCTTGACGATGACATCGCCCACCAGCTTCTGAAACTCGGGCTTGTGGCGCCACTGGTCGAGCTTGGCGTAGCGGATCGCGACGTCGCTGTGCGTGATTTCGCAGCGATACTTGCCGCGGTCGCCGGTGTCGGTCGGATCGGTGGCGATGCGGCGCTTGCCCGTCTTCGGGTCGGTGCGGGTGCGGCTCGCGATCGGGCGGGTGACGCCCACGCCGACCTTTTCGCCTTCCTGGGCGATGACGGGCACCACGTTGATCTTCTGCAGGAACTCGCTGGAGAGCTGGATGACCTCTTCCAGCTTCTGCTCGATCGCCGGTGCGACGGAGAACTTGACGGTGGTGTCGGTGACGCCGTTCAGCTTCGCAACCTGGGCGAGCAGGCCGTTGAACAGCGGGCGGGTCTGATTGTGCATGGGAGGCTCCGGGGAAAGACGCAGGCGGGTGGGGCTGTGGGTTCGGACGAGCTGGCGATCAGAAGTCGGTGAGGATCTGCGCACCGCCGCCGGTCGAGGGCTGGCGCGAGAACTGCTGCGGTGCTTCGGTCGTCTCCAGCTTGCCCTTCACCGAGGACAGCTCGGTCTGGATGC